TCTTGTGCGGCGCGGCTTTGTGATCGACCCCCCCATCGTAGTGAACGGCAGGCATCCCGCCAGCGTGATGAGCGAGCGGTTTGCGCTTGGTCGCCCGTGGACGATGCCACTGGGCAGTCCGCAGGTTAGGATGGGATTTGACGGGCCTGTCTGGAATGGGCAGAAGTACAATCCTCACTCGCCGCCACCGGGCGCGCTAATTACGTGGCTTGACTTCGCGATCCCATACTACGAAGCCGACCGCGCTGCCGGTATCATCTGGAACCTGCCGCCCGAAAAGGCGTGACAATTTCGTACGTTAGGAGTCTGCGATGTCCTTTAACTTCGACCCGACAATCAGCATCGGAAACGTCTTTACAATCGTTACTTTCGTTGGAGCGGCGGCAATGATGTTGAACCGTCATATCGCCGCGGTGAAGGCTATCCGGTTCTCCACGGAAAAGCAGGAAGAAAATATCGAGAAACTTACCGGCTTGGCGGAAGGTCAACTTCATTTCAATGCGACGGTCGATAAGCGCCTGGCGATTTTGGAAGATCGGGCCGCGCGCACGGACATCTGATGACTTTGAAGGGAGCACATAATATGGACAAACTCAAGAAAGCATTTCTCTCCAAGACCAATTGGGCAGTGATGGGGCTGCTGCTCTACAACGGCTTAGATTCCGTGAAGGATGTAGTCCCCGATGACGCGAAGTCTTACGTGACTCCGGCCTTGGCAATCGCGGCTTGGATCTTCAGGACCTTCCCAGTGCAGAAAATGTAATCTCCGATGTGCTGAGCGTTGAAGCCGTGTATAATCCTTAGACAATGCCCGAGCCAAACGAGGATCTACTCAAACGCATTCGTGAGCGCTACGAGTATGCGCGTACGAAGTGGAAGAAGATCCGCGATGAAGCCAAGACCGACACGCGCTATGTCAATGGCGATCCGTGGGACCCGGATGAAAAACGCCGCAGGCAGGAAGCTGACCGGCATTGTTTGCACATGGATCAGATCAGCCAATATCTGAACCAGGTCACCAACCAAGTCCGCCAGAATAAACGCTCCATTGCAGTCACCCCCACCGGGAACGGCGCGAACGACGACGATGCCGAAGTGAAGCAAGACCTTATCCGGCAGATTGAGTACAAATCGAGCGCGCAGTCCGCTTACACCTATGTGTTCGAGGGCATGGTGCAACGATCTTACGGCTACGCCGAGATCACGAGTTGCTACTGCAACGACAACACCTTCAATCAAGAGCTTCGCATCAAACGAATTCCCGACCCGGACTCGGTGACCATCGATCCAGACTACACCGAGGCCGACACCTCGGACAAGCGCTACGTCTTCAAAGAAGATTTCATTCCGAAAGAGGAATTCAAGCGCCGGTGGCCGAAGGCCCGCGAAGTCTCGTTTGAGATGGTCGGTGGAAACTCCATCTATGGCGATTGGGTGCAGGAACGCGGCTTCCGCGTGGCGGCCTACTGGGAGATGGAGGTCGACAAAAAGACTCTCTTACTCTTGGACAACAACAGTTCGCAAGGGCTTCTGATGATCAAGGAATCCCTGCCTCTGGGGAGTAAGGTCCGTGCGCAGCAAGTCGATTTTATACTGGATGACGGCAATGTGGCGACCTTCAATATTTTGAACAGCCGCACGGTGGAGGTCCACACGATTTGCAAGTACATCACCAATGGTGTGGAGATTCTGGAACAGCAGGAGTGGCCTGGCAAGTACATCCCGATCGGTTGTGGCTTTGGCCGTGAATTGTGGGTCGACACCGGAAGCGGTACCGAGCGGGTATTCAAGTCGCTCACCCGCGGCGCGCAGGGCGCGCAGATGCTCTACAACTACAACCGCTCGACCCAAGCCGAGCTCGTGGGGCAGATTCCGAAGAATCCTTGGGTGGTGATTGCTGGTCAACTCGCGGGTTTTGAAGAGGACTGGCAGAATGCAGCAGTTGTGCCTACGACGTTCCTTCAGTACCACGCCGTCATGGACGCGACTGGAAATACTTTGCTTCCAGCCCCTCAGCGTGCGAACTACGAGCCTGCGATTCAGGCTCTTGAGATCTTGGCAGAGAGTTCCCGGCAGGATGTGCGTAACGCGATGGGAATTTCAAGTCTGCCGACGGCTGCCAGCCGGTTGAATGAGAAATCTGGTGTGGCGCTTGAAAGGATTCAGCAGCAGTCCGAAGTGGGCACCTACCACTTCATCGACAACTATGAGCGTTTCCTGGACTTCATGGGCCGCTGCATCAACGATCTTATCCCCTACTTTTACGATACGCCGCGTGAAGTTGCTTTACGCGCTGCCGATGGTTCTACCCGCCTCGGAAAAATCAATCAGCCCTACAAGGACGACGCCGGGAACGATAAACATCACGTCATGACGCAGGGCGATTACGACGTGACCATCTCAACCGGGCCGTCGCACGATTCCCAGCGCGAGAAGGCCGATGAATTCGCGTCGTCCATGGTCAGCCCCGAACTGATGGCAATGGCGATTCAGGGCAATACTACGGCCAAAAAGATCGTTTCACTATCGATCAAGCTGCAAAACGGCGGAGCGATCATGGATGAGATCGCCAAGGTGATCGACCCGGACGAGCAGACCGACCCGCAGCAGATGGCTGCTGCGCTCGAAGCATTGAAGCAACAACTCCAGCAGGCGCAGATGGTTATTCAGGAAGTCTCAAAGCAGGCCAACGAGATCGCGGCAAAGGAGCGGATGAACCTGCGCGACAACATCGTGAAGCTCGATATCGAGAAAATGAAGGTTGTGAGCTCGGAGGGTTTGGCCGAGGCCGACAGGCTTCAGGCTGTGTGGCAGGCGCGGCTGAGCGCGATGGAAGCGCAGCAGCAGCCGAACCAGGTGGCACAAGGGGCTTGACAGGAGTCAGCGAAAGGGAGTATACATGGAACCAGACGCAAACACGACCCAGGAATCGTCGCCTGAGTTACAAGTACCTGATCTTGCGAAACTGACGCCCGCTGAGCTGGCGAAATGGGACGCAACCGGGGAAATGCCGCAAGCGGACCCGGCACCCGCAGCAGACCCCAAGACCACCGTCAAGGGGAACACTACTGAGGGCGCTACGACGGACCCGCCCACCGCCGAAACACAGGAGCAGTACAAGGCTAAGACGGCCAAACGCATACAGCAGTTGCTGGATGCGAATGAGGCCGATAAGCGCGAACTCGCACGCTTGCGCGGAGTTCTCCAGGGCGCCAAGATTCCAGATTCGCCCGATGGGAAGCCAACGGAAACGAAGGCTGAAGAGAAACCCGCAGAACGCAAGATGCCGCTCATGGATGAGTTTGACACCATGCAGGAGTGGCAGCTGGCTCTGGCGAAATACACCCAAGACTTGATCGAGGATGGTGTTTCAAAGAAAGTTGCCGAGCGTGAAGAGCAGAACGCCGTAAAGCAAGCGCGGGAGCAGTTGGCGACTACCTTCAACACGAAGGTGGAAGCCTTTGAGAAGGAGCACCCCGATTTCAGGGAGGTAGCTCTTTCCCAGGATGTACCGGTTACGGTTTTCATGGGGCAGATCATTATGGAATCGCCCAAGACGGCCGAACTGCTGTATCACTTGGGCCAGCATCCCGACGAAGCTTTGCGTATCGCGAAGTTGCCGGAAGGCCAAGCCGCGCGGGCTCTCTTCGAGCTTGAGCGGCAATTTTCCGGTACACAGCCTAAGACTGAGACCCCTCCTGCGAAACCAGTAATCCAGTCCAGAGCTCCCAAGCCTACTTCGGAAATCGCCGGTGCTTCGAGCACGACGACCGATGAGGCCGAGTTGGCTTTGGAGCGTCAAGATTTCGCGGCATACGAGCGCATCATGAACGGGCGCCAGATCGCGAAGATGAAGGGGTAGGCTTAGAGGCCGGTTGCCCCTTGAGAGAGGGACAACATGGCAAACAGCTTTCAGGTAGTTGACTGGGTGACGATGGAGGCGCTGCGCGTTCTGAAGAACACGCTGGCGGTCGCCCGCTGTTTCAATACCGACTACAACAAGGACTTCCGTAAGCCCTTTGCGGTCGGTGACACCGTGCGGATTAAACTCCCGCAGCGCTTCACGATCCGGGACGGCTTGGGCTACAACGCGCAGGCGATCAACCGGATCTACACTACCGTAACCTGCGATCAGGTTTTCGGTGTGGACTTCGAAATGGACTCGGTTGAGGCCGCTCTGAAGGCCGAGCGCGGTAAGGACGCGATTCGCGCCGATTACATCGTTCCGGTAATGAACCAGATCGCGCAGGAAATCGACTCCCGCGCCACGTTGTTCGCATATCAACATACGCCGAACATTGTGGGTTTGCTGGGCACCAACCCCACGGCCATGTCGACCTATAACGAGGCGCGTGCCGAACTGGCGCGCAACGCTTGTCCTCCCGGCGACAAGACTATGATTATCTCGCCGGGGATGCAGGTGTCGATCTCCAGCGCCGTGGCGTCCGTGTTCAACCCGACCGATGTTGTCTCCGATGTCTTCCGGCAGGGCGTATTGGGTAAGGGCGCCGGGTTCTCCAAATGGTTCGAGAGCATGTCGCTCTACGACCATACCGCAGGAACTACAACCACTCCCGAAGTTGACGGAGCCGGACAGTCGGGCGCATCGCTGCTGATTAGCTGTGTTACCGGCAACACTTTCAACCAAGGCGACGTGTTCCAGATCGAAGCCGTCTATAACGTCAACCCCGTAACGCGCCGCTCGACCGGCATCCTCAAGCGCTTCACGGTCACTCAGGCCACCGTTGGCGCTGCGAGTGCGGCCACGCTCTCAATTTATCCGGCTATCGTCGGACCGGGCTCGCAGTACCAGAACGTGGACAGCCTGCCGGCCAACGACGCGGATCTGACGTTCTTCCCGGATACCAGCTCACCCAACGGCAAGCACGGTATTCAGGGCTTGGCTCTGCACCGTGACGCCTTCGCTCTGGTGGCTGTGCCGCTCGAAGTTCCGCAAGCGGTCGAGCAGTCCTCGCAAGCGCGCGATCCCGAGACCGGCATTGCGATCCGGTACGTCAAGATGTTCGACCCGATCCAATCCCGGATGGTAAACCGGTTCGACGTGCTGATGGGCTTTGGCGTCCTCTACGCCGAGAACTGTGCGGTTCGCGTGCAATCGCTGACCTAAAGGCGAAACGAGACAGAGACAAGAGACCAAAGGAGATTATGAAAATGAAAACTCGAATCGCAAAGATCGCTTCTTTCATGCTGGCGCTTGCATTTGTCCTCTACGGGCAAGTGCAGGCCCCCACGTTCACCACTACCAGCCTGTCGGCCGCCATCACCGCCGGCCAGAACGTCATCACGGTGGCATCGGCTACCGGCTTCACGGCGCGGACAACCATTCTCTCGGTCGATAACGAGTTGATGGGCGTCCAGGCCGTTAGTGGGCTGAACATTACCGTGAGCCGCGGAGTCTCTGGTACCAGGGCGACACGGCACGGAAACGGCCGGGCGGTAAAAGTAGGAGCCCCCGTCAACTTCCAATCGTGTCAAGGCGGCTCCGGCCTGGGCCAGTGCGGGTGGCTGTTCACTAACCAACTCGCGAGTGGTCCGGGAAGCTTTGAAACTTACCCAGCCACGGTCGCAACTGCTACGACGGTGACGCTGACAGCGGGTCAGGTTCTCGGAGGCTTGATCTTGGAAGATCCGGCCGGTGGCGCGGTGACAGCAACGCTTCCTACGGCTGTCCTGATGATCCAAGCCGTACCCGGCGCAACCGTCGGTACCTCGTTTTACTTCACGGTTCGCAATACAGCGGACGCGTCGGAGACCATCACGGTAGCGGGCGGGACTGGTGGCACCATCTCTGGCACTGCCACGATTGCGCAGTCGAACTCCAAGCTGTTCTTATTCCGCTTCACGGCCGTGGACTCGGGCAACGAAGCCTACACGGTCTACAGCGTAGGCACCTTCGTCCACTAAGGTTCGGGGCCCAGCGGCGCGTTCGGAACCTGGGCGCGCCGTTCTTTTTCTGCTATCCTTCCTTGAAAGGAGAGTGAAGCGATGGAAATGTTCAAGGACAATCCGTACCCCCGGATGCTGTTCGGCGAAGGCGGCAAGCAACTTCAGGTCAACAATGTTGGTGAGTTGAACACC